CCTTGGCCTGGTCGGCGTCGGTTCGTGGGGGCCTGTCAATGCCGCCATGATCGGCGTAGGCACCAATTCTCAAGCCGCGCAGCTGGTCGGCGGCGTTACAGTGCGTGCGCATGACCTTGCCACCGCTGTCGCGATCGGCGTCCAGAATAGCGTGGTGAACTTCACGCTGGTGCGCGCGACCGACGGTACTGACGTTGCCGCCAAGGTGAACCTGGTGGATACGGCGGGCTCACCGGTGACCGGCATGACGCTGAGCGGCTTCTATACCGGCAGCGTCGGCAATTCGATCAGTGCCGGCATCGTCAACGGCACTGCTGCAAACAGTTATCGGCTGTCCGTGACGCGTGCCGGCTTTACTCCAGAGATCTTCGACAATATCTCGCAAGGCGTGAGCGGCGGGGCCGTCACGGCGGGCACCGGCTTTACTTCTGTTCCTGGTGTGACGATCTCGGCGCCACAGGCATCCAATGGCGTGCAGGCTACCGGATCCGTTAGCCTGAAGGTCCTGACTGCAACGGTCACCGGCGGCGGCGCTTCTGGCGGCACAGGTTACGTGACCGGTGACACGATCACTCTACCGAACGGTGTGGTATTGACGGTCACGGCAACCTCTGGCGTCATCACCGCGCTGGCCGTCACCAATGCCGGCGCGCTGACCGCTGGCGCAACACCGACCGCGCCGACCGCGCCGTCGTCGACATCGGGCGTAGGCACTGGTGCGCTGGTCAATATGACATGGGGGCTGGGAGCCTTCACCATCGGAACTATCGGCTCAGGCTATACCAGCGCCACCGCATCGTTGATTGGCGGCGCCGGAACCGGCGGAGCGATTGCTTTGACCACCAGCGTCTGGCCGAATCTGGTCAACGCGGTGAACAATGGTCTTTCCCAGATCCGCGGGCCTTCGCAGATCGTCATCGCATCGATTGGCACCTCTACTGCGCTCCCGAACCTGACCAACACCTACACGTTGGCCGGCGGCACCGACGGCGCGCTGGGCGTCAACGACCAAACGTTGGTCGGCGTCGACGGTCTGACACGGACCGGCATGTATGCGCTGCGCAAGAGCGGTGTCCAGGTTGGTAATCTGGTTGATTGTCAGACTCCGACGACCTGGTCGGCGCAGCTGGCGTTCGGTCTGCAAGAGGGCATTTATTTCCATACGGCGAACCCTCCCGGCACCAGCATCACCACCAGCGCAAACAATCTGGCCAGCACCGGTGCCGACGGGTACGGCATCAATTGCCTGGTCGGCGATTGGTCTTACTGGCAAGACAACACCAACGGTGTGCAGCGCATGCTGTCGCCGGCAACCTTCACGTCAGCCAAACAGGCATCGACAAGCCCTCAGAACTCGATTCTGAACTCGCCGATTCTTGGGATCATCGGCACGCAGCGTAGCCTGCAGAACCTGCCATACAGCAATGCTGAAATTGGACAGGTCTCTCAAGGACGTCTGGAGGTTCTGACTCTGGGGGCGCCGGCCGGAAGTATCTTCTCCTGCCGTACTGGCCAAAACTGCAGCAGCAACGCCGGCACGAATGGCGACAACTACACTCGCATGACGAATTACATTGCGTTCACTGTTGCATCGGCTTACGGCTACGTTCCTGGGAAAGTGCAAACCATCGACCTGCGTCGCAACACCAAAGGCTCGATGGACGCGTACTTCGCGAACCTGCAGACGAACAACATGATCGGCAACGTCAACGCACCGACAGCGCCAGCGTGGTCGGTCCAGATCGATGCCAACAACAATCCCTTCAGCCAGGTTGCACTGGGCTACATGGTGGCGACGCTCAAGGTGACGTACTTGAGCATCGTCCGGTACTTCCTGGTGAATATCCAAGGTGGCCAGACCGTTGTCGTCAACCCGATTTAATCGCCAATTCACTTACCAAGACCCGCTTCGGCGGGTTTTGCATTTCTGGAGTAGACCATGCCACAAGCCGGCTTAAATCTTGGTAAAGACGCGCGCTTTGACGTTTATACGTCGACCGGACCGTTGATCCTGCCAACACTTCTCAACTTCAAGTCGAAGAAAATCAATCAGAAATTGACGGTCAAGCCGCTCAATTCCTTGCCAATTCACCTTTCGTTTCAAGAAGGTGGTTGGGAAGGATCGTTCGACGTTTCGCGTGCCGACTCGACCCTGGACGATTACTTTGCCGCGTTTGAGGCAGCGTACTACGCCGGCGTGAATCAGCCGGCTGGATTCATTCAGCAAACGATTCAGGAGCTGACGTCGGTCAGCACATATCAATACCAGGGGGTCATCTTGTACTTCGAAGATGCTGGTGATTACGAAGCCGAGAAGAACGTGATTCAGAAGGTCTCGTTCATGGCAACTACAAGGGTGAAATTGTAATGAGCGATCTGAACATCAAGGAAGAAGCCGGCGACGGCTCGGTAGTGGTGACTGACGCCAAGGGTCGAAACCTCACCATCAAGGAAGCAGATTTCTTGCTTGAATCTCGTATTACGCGACTGTGCGGCGACGCATCCACGAATGTGGGCTACATGTACGCATACGTGTTTCCGACGATCTGTGTGGTCGCAATCGACGGCGATCCTGTGCCATTTCCGACGACTTTCTTGCAGCTGGAAGCGTTGATCACGCGGGTAGGTCGCGAAGGTACAAACGCAGTGTTAATGCATCAAAACAATGCTGCGAAGTTCAAACAGCACGAGGAAAGCGTAAAAAACTAGGGCGGAACGTCGCATTTAAGCAGGCCGCATGGCTGCTGCGAAGTGGCGTTCCGTTCAATATCGCATTCCCTTCGGCTGACTACCTGACGAAGGAAGAAAAGCACGCACTCGCAATATGTTTTTCAGAATTTGAGGGTGAAATATTTGATTGGGACAGCTTTCAATTTGTGGAGCGAAAGTCATGAAGGAGTTCGGCAGTATCGCTGAATTTATCGCGCATATCCCACTGATGCAGGCCGAGACGGTATTGGGAATGCACCACGGATTGAAGAAATGCGTTGATGCAATCGAAAAGACGGCCAAGTCGGAATTTGGTGTGTATCAACCTGGGGTAGGTGAATTTGGTGCATGGGCTGAACTGGCGGACGCGACCAAGGCGGATCGTCTGCGGCTGGGATTTACAGAAAACGATCCCCTGGAGCGTACGCATGCGCTTGAAGACTCGGTGAGCAGCACCATCGAAGCGCTGCAGGGAACCGTTGGCAGTACCAGCGAAATCATGGTGTACCAGGAGGATGGGACTGCGCACTTCGAACCACGTCCTGTTCTTGGCCCAGCCGCAGTGCGCAATCTTGAGTTGATCAAAAAGACCTTTGGCGAGGCTGTCGCCAATGGATTGCTGTATGGATCCGGCGCTTCAAAAGTACGGCTACTCCCTTAGCGCAGGAATGCGTACAGCGTTACCACTATCAGTCCAATAAACACCAACGCCACGAGCAGCAAGACCAGCGAGAACAAGAATATATCGATGCGCTTGGACAGCGGCATTTGATGCTTGAAAAATGGCTTTCGAGGGGCAATCAGTGTTATTTGCGGATATTGAACCCAGGCAATACGTTCTGCCAGCCACTCGTGGACTCGGTAAATAAGGGATTTTTTCATGATTGAAGCCTACAAGATTGGCGTAACGCTTGCTCTGAACAACCATGTTAGCCATGGTTTGAGCATGATGGCAAGCGATTTTGCGCGAACTGAGGCTGAAGCCAAAGCTTTGCAGAAGCGCATTTCATCTATTCAAAGCCAGGCCATGAAGGGGGCGCTTTTCGCCGGCATCGGCATTGCTGGGCTGTCGCTTTTCAAGGCGCCACTGGAAGAAGCGAAGAAGTTTCAGACTGAAACCGCGAAATTCGCGTCACTTGGGTTCGGCACTGCGGTGACGAACCAGGCCGTCCAGTTTGCCCATGGCATGAAAACCATCGGGACAAGTGCGACTGAAAATATGTCGCTGGTGTCAGATGCCATGGCGGTGTTCAAGGACCTGCACCATGCGGAGTTCGCCGCGCCGATCATGGCGAAGATGAAATTCGCCAATGAAGCTGTTTTCGGACAGAAGGGCGGCGAGCATTCGGCCAAGTTCATGGACATGCTCAAGGTTATCGAATTCCGGAAAGGCTTGTCCAGCCAAGAGGAGTTCGAGACGCAGGCAAATTTCGTGCAAAAGGTCATTTCCGGTAGTCGCAATCGTGTAGATGCCACCCAGCTGCTGACTGCCTTGAAGACGGGCGGCGTCGCTCTTTCTCAACGGTCAAACAAGGATTTTTATCTGGGTGCGGAACCCTTGATTCAAGAGTTCGGTGGGAATCGTTACGGTACAGGTGCGATGAGCATCTACCAGAACCTGGTACAGGCGCGCGGCACGATGTCGGCGCAGAACGAGCTGATGCGGCTTGGCCTGCTGGATCCGAAGATGGTTAAGCAAAATCCAACCACAGGGAAAATGCAAAAGGTGATGCCAGGGGCATTCCTTGGCTCAAGCATTCTTGAGAAAGAAGGCGAACTGGCGCTCTTGGAGAAGGTGCTGTTGCCGGCATTCAAGGCTAAGGGCATTACGGATGAGGAGTCGGTAATCCGAGAGCTAGGCATGATCTTGAGTAATCGGACAGGTTCCAGCTTGATGTCACGCATTTATCAACAGCGAGACACCATCAAGATGCAATCCTTGGCCAATGAAGATGCTCAGGATATTTCTCAGCTCAACACGGCGGCTGACAAGACGCTTGAAGGAAAGAACATCGAGTTGGCTAAAGAGTGGCACAACACGCTTCTGTCATTGGGGAATGCAGTTCTTCCGCTGGCAATTAGTGGTACCACCGGGCTGATCGAGGTATTGAAAACAGCAACGGGATGGATGGAGAGAAACCAGGGAGCAGTGCGCGCCTTGTCGATCGCATTTGCCGCCCTGTCTGGTGGCCTGGTGATCCGAGGTTCAATCCTCCTGTTGACGGCGGCATTTCGCGGTCTGGGACTGGCATTGGCGATGAACGCTGTCGGTGGTGCTGCGGGCATTGGTCGGATTGCCTTAGCGATTGGCGGAACTGGCAGTACGGCGCTGGTAGGTGCACTGGGATTTTTGCTTTCACCTATTGGTCTTGTTGTTGCTGCCCTGGGAACACTCGCCCTGGCCGCATATGCCTTCCGCCCGATGGGGCAAGCCGAAATCGATGCGCAAAAAAACGAAGGCGGCGTCCATCTCTCAGCTGATGCCGCGGCGCGTTCCCGTGCAATGGGTTGGCAGCAGCCAGGAACACCCGGCGCCGGCAAGCAAGGGACGACCGGCCCGACTCCGAAGAAAAAAGACGATGCGTCGCCGATGTATGGGCAGGTGACCTTGAATCTGGACAGCAAGAAACTGATGGAAGGTCTTTTTCCACTTACATCGCGGGGAACGACCGGAGTAAATCCGGCAGCCTCAGTCCTTCGCCCTGGAATGTCGTTAGGTAATCAATAATGAATCCTCTTGCCAATCTCTCATTGCAAACGCCCAATGGGACGTTTGTATTTACGGGGGCAGAGGTACCTGAAGCGATTCAATTCGGCGGCCGGCAAATCCTCAGTGTTCGCCAGCTTCAGGGCGGTTTGCGCCGCGTGTTTGCCATGGGTGCCGACGATGCGCAATTGACGTGGACCGGGCTGTTCTTGTATTCATCGGCCGTTCAGCGGGCTCGGTTTCTGGATTCTGTCCGCCGTACTGGCCTAGCATGCACGTTGTCGTGGGATGCACTGCTTTATACGGTCATCATCTCGGAATTTAGAGCCGTCTACGAAAAGCCGTTCAAGATCCCATACACGATCACCTTCGAGGTCATTCAGGACCTGACGCAGCTGGTCCAATCGGTGCCTGAAGTCACACCGATGCAGTCGATCCTGGCCGACATGACACGCGTTGGCACGCTTTCGGCATGTATCGGTGATTCGACCCTCAACGGTCTGGCAACTTCGCTACAAAGCGCTTTCAGCAGCCTCAGCGCTGCTGAGGCACCGATTGCGAACGGCCTCAAGGCACTGACCACGTTCGTCGCTGGCGTGGCGAATTGTGCCGATCAGGTGGTCAATACTGTAACGACCGTTGCTGCTGCTGTAGGTGTGCCGCTGAGCGCATTCAATTCTCATGTTGGTCAGCTCATCGCCACTGCAGAAGGCGCTGTGGCCGCAGTAAGCACTGTCGGCGGCGTGACGCCAGGCGTTCCGGTGAGCCAAATGATCGGGAACACGCTTTCGCAGATGAATGCGGCGGTCCAGTTGCCTGAGTTGTACGAGTTGCGCAGCATCGGCGCACGAATGCAGGCCAATCTGCCGCTGGTGTCGACCCCAACGACGCCAAAAACGATCACTGTCGGCGGCGGCAGCCTCTACGACATTGCGGCGCAGCAATACGGCGATGCAACGCGTTGGAGCGATATTGCCAATGCTAACTATTTGTCAGATCCGGTGCTGACCGGCATCAACACCATCACGATTCCAGCATGATCAACCAGTTACCAACGCAAGGGGATAGCAATGCTGTCCGGAGCATCCTCATGCTCGGCGGCACTGTAATCGATTTCGCCGAGTGGGAGATCGAGCACAACGGGATCTACGAGGCTGGAACTATCCGCCTCACCGTGCCGGCAGAATTTGCCAAATGGTCGTGGTGGACGCAACAGACCGAAATCCTGATCGATGTCTACGTCGGCGAGCCGGCGGATTCGTTGAGTTTCTCGATCGAGGATCTGACGCAGGTGATGACCGTGCGGATTGACTCGCTTCGCTTGATGCCTGGATCGCAATCGATCCAGCTGGTTGGGCGCGACTTGACAGCGCTGCTGATCGATCAAAAGAACGACCAGAAATACCCGAACATGACATCCAGTGCCATTGCGACGATGCTGGCGCAAAAGGTGGGCTTGACGCCGCAGGTACAGCCGACGACTGGTTTAGTGGGGAATTTCTACACCGCCGATCATGTGCGGCTTTCCCAGCAAGAGACGATGTGGACTTTGCTCACCTACCTGGCGCAGCACGAAGGCGTGCAATGTTTCGTCCTGGGACGCACATTGTATTTCGGTAATTGGAGCAGCGCGCTGTCGAATGAGCCGTATCTGATACAGGTCTCCCCGCCAACGCCTGGCCAGCCTTGGGTATCTTCCAATGCCGAGGATTTGGATTTCGAGCATGACCTGACGCTGGCGCAAGATGTTTCGGTGCGCGTGCGCAGCTATCACGGCGCCAAGGGCGCGGCATTCAGCGCGACCGCTACGGCCAGCAAGACCGTCAAGCGCCTCGAGCGCGACGCCGACTTGGCGCAAAGTTCTCAGCCCTACGATTTCACTTTCCCGGGCTTGACGCAGGCCCAATGTCAGGCGAAGGCACAAGAGCTGTTGACGTCGATCAGTCAGCACGAGTTGAAGTTGAATGCGAAGTTGCCGGCGGATACGACCATTTATCCCTGGACGCCAATTCAGGTACAGGGCACGGCAACGTTATTTGATACCACGTATCAGGTTGTCCACGTGCGCAGAGCTTTTGATGTGGAAAGCCAGAGCTATTCGATGGATGTTTCTGGCAAGACCACTCCAACCCAGCAGACGGTGACGCTCTCGTGATCAATCATATCAAGCGTGTTATTTCGGAGTACATGGCCAACTTTGCCACAACGCAGTACGGCACGATTTCCGCCTATAACCCGAACCAATACACCGTTAAGGTGATTCTTGAACCTGATGGCGACGAAACCGGATTTATTCCACTCGCTGCAGTGTGGGTGGGGAATAACCTCGGTGCCGTGTTCGGGCCTGCGATCGGTGATTCGGTGCGACTCGATTTTGTACAAGGAAACTTTCAGGCTGTGATGGTCGGCGGCCGATTCTTCAACAACAATGCTCAGCCGCCGGTTGTCCAGTCAGGGCAGGCCGCAATTGTCGACAGCAAAGGCAGCTACGTGCGATTGAACAACGACGGCACGATCACGCTGGGGGCGTCAACTGGCATCACCAGTACCACACCACTGCTCAAGCAAGTCGGCAATTTCGAGGTTGACGGCAACACAGTGCTCAACGGCGACATCAACCAGACGACGGGCAGTAGTGGCACTGGGACAGCATCCTTTGCCAACAACATTACAGCGCCTGGCACGATAACCGGTCAGACCGACGTGATTGCCGGCACGAAATCCGGCAAGAACCACACCCACCTCGAACATGGTGCTGGAAGTCAAACCAGCGCACCGACGTAAGAAAACAATATGGCTGATGAATACCATTGGTGGGGCCAGGACATTCAGTTCTCGGCCTCAGGGGATGACTTGCTTGTCTCGGGGGTAAGTGAGCTGAATCAGCGCATTGTGCGCGCGCTGCTGACCAACCCGGGCGACTACATCTGGCATCCGACATACGGCGCCGGCTTGGGCCGATATGTCGGTGCCGGTGCCTTGTCACCAGAGAAGTACACAGAAATCCAGGCACTGATCAGAACCGCTGTTTTGTCTGAGCGAGATGTTCAGAAGCAGCCGGATCCGAATATCACCTTCCAGACCAACGCTGCGGGGCTGCTGAGCGTAGAGATCATCTACACGTACGCACCAACCAATAAGCCGCAAACGCTCTCATTTTCACCAACACCGGCGACCTAATGGCTCTCAATACGCAAACATTTACGACGATCGTTCGTCAGCAAGTCGCGGCCATTCAATCTGCAGCGAGTGCGGTCCTGACGTTCGTCGTCGGCTCGCTCGAACTGGCCCGCGTCGAAGCAGTGGCCGGCGTTGCCATGTGGCTTCAGTCCTTGGTGATGCAGCTGCTGGCCACAACTAGGCTGGCGACCTGTACGGGATCCGACGTTGACAGTTTCGTGGCTGATTTCGGCCTGTTCCGGGAAGCCGCTGTATCGTCTACTGGCCAGGTGACCTTTTCCCGCTTCACCGCCACGCAGTCAGCGACGATCTCCGTCGGCACAACCCTGCAGACGGCGGATGGCACTCAGTCTTTCACGGTGGTGGCAGATGCCACGCAGGCGGCCTGGAACAACACACTCGGGGCATACTTTATCCCGGCCGGGACGTCCAGCGCGATAGTGACGGTCATGGCCGTCAACGCCGGCATTCAAGGCAACGTCGGCGCCAATACCATCACGGTAATTTCGACCGCCATTGTCGGCGTCGATACCGTGACGAATGCTCTGGCGTATGCCAACGGCGTCAATCAAGAATCTGATACCGCGCTGAAGGCGCGGTTCCAGGCGTACATCCAAGGTCTCAAGCAAGGGGTGAAGGCTGCGGTTGCCTCGGCCATCGCCAATCTGCAGCAGGGCATCCAGTACACGCTGGTCGAGAACCAGACGTACGCCGGTGGCACGCAGCTGGGTTTTTTCTACGTTGTCATCAGCCCAAGTACTTCGTCGCTGTTGACGCTCGTCTATAGCGCCATCGATGCGATTCGCCCGCTTTCTGTGACGTTCGCGGTCTTCGCCGCAACGCAGCTGACAGCAAATTTGGTGATGACAGTCACGGCCGCCAGCGGCTACACGCATGCAAACGTGGCCGCGGCTGTCACGACGGCTATGCAAAATTACATCGCCACCATACCTCTCGGCGGATCGCTGTACTGGTCCAAATTGTATGCAGTCGCATATGCCGTACCTGGAGTGAATGAGGTCACTGGCATGACGCTGAACGGTGGCACTGCCGATCTGATCGCTACGGCGCAGCAGGCCGTTGTTTCTGGCACAACTACGGTGAACTAATGGCTATCGGTGATATCGCTGATGTTTTTTCGCGCCTGAAGGCGCAAATCCCCAAGCGCTGGTTCCAGACGTCTCCGAACTTTGACGCGACGCTGCAGGGACCAGCCTGGGCGCTGTCGAGTAACTATGCCGCCATCACCTATGCCGCGCTGCAGACGCGCATCAAGACTGCCACCGACGGCTATCTCGACCTGATCTCGAACGACTTCTTCGGAACAACGCTGCCGCGGCTCACGAACGAAACAGATGCAGCGTTCAGAGCACGGATCTTGGCGAACTTGTTTGTCATCGGCCCGACTCGGGGAAGCATGATTGCCGTGCTTACCCTGATCACTGGGCGTGCCCCGACCATCTTCGAGCCGAGCAATACGACTGATTCCGGAGGTTGGGATAGCCGCTTCTATTGGGATATAGGGCAGGGCAGCGGTTGGGGCGAT